AAAGCCTAAGATGGGACATCTTATGCAGTTGCTTATTTATATGAAGGTTTGGAAAGTTGGCAAGGGTGTATTGATTTATGAAAATAAAAATAATCATGAGTTGCTAACTTTACCAGTAGTAGTAAACGATCATTACCGTCGGTGGGTAGACCAGGCTTTTGATTGGATGAAAGAAGTATATAAAACTTGGAAAGATCAACAACTTCCACAGAAGCCATATAGATCTAATTCCAAGATATGTAAGAATTGTCCAATTCAAAAAGCATGTGCTGAAGCAGAGACAGGGGTAATTAAAATTAAACCTCTGGAGTTACTGCAAGATGAAGAATTGTAAATGGTGCGATCATCAATTTGAATCAAGTGTTTCTTATCAAATTTATTGTTCTGAAACATGTAGAGAAGACGCAACTAAAGAAAAAATAGCACAACGATATATACAAACTAGAAGACAAAAGCGTAAAGGCAAAAACAGAGTTTGCAGGCAGTGTGGAGAAAAACTGTCTATATATAATGATGAGCCATTATGTAATCAATGCAATGTAAATCCTCTAGATGTTAAAAAGGCATTAAAACAAATTAAAGGACTATCTAATGACAAAAGCAAACGAGGAAAGTAGATATTTACATAACACTCCATCCTCAATTCCTGGAGTTGTATGTTCTATTGATGCTAGTACAAATAATCTTGCCTTTGCAATATACTCATATAAAAAGTTAGACTGCTATGGAAAAATAAATTTTAATGGCAGAGATGTTTATGAAAAAATTATTGATGCTTGTAAAAAATCAAAAGCCTTGTTTGATTATTATAATTTAGTAGAAGCAGTTGTAATTGAGCATACAGTTTTTATGAATAGTCCTAAAACTGCTGCAGATCTTGCACTTATTCAAGGAGCAATCTTAGGTGGGGCTGGGTCATCTGGAATTAAGGTTATTGGCAAAGTTTCACCTATAACCTGGCAAAATTATTTAGGAAATAAAAGATTAACTAAAGAAGAACAGATTCAAATTAGATCTGTAAATCCTGGAAAATCAGATTCTTGGTATAAGTCATATGAAAGAGAGTTTAGAAAACAAAGGACTATAAAATTGCTTGATGTTATATATGATAAAAAAATAACAGATAATGACGTAGCAGATGCTTGCGGTATAGGCCACTGGGCTATTAACAACTGGCATAAGGCTGTGGGAGTTGACAAGGAGTAGTTATGGGTGCTAAACTATATACAAACGAAGCATGGCTTAAAAAAAGATACCATGTTGACAAGAAGTCTGCAGAAGAGATAGCAAAGGAATGTGGTGTAACTGTGGAAACCATCTATGTATATCTTGCTAAATTTAAGTTAAGAAAGTCAAAACGATAATGCGTAAAAATACATCACAAGAAGATTTTGTACTTAATATTTTAGACCAAAAGAAAAACGGATATTATGTTGAGTTGGGTGCATTTCATTCTGAGCAAGGTAGTAATACTTATAATTTAGAAAAAGATCATGACTGGAATGGTGTCTCTTTTGAGATTGTTCCAGAGTGGCATAAAGAGATTACAGAAAATAGAAAAAACCCTTGCGTGTTGGGGGATGCAACTAAATTTAATTATGTTAAATATTTTGAAGAAAATAATTTTCCAAAACAGATAGACTACTTACAGGTAGACATAGATGCTGGCTATGATAAGGCTGGCAGGTCAGTTGGCAATCCAAACCTTTCCCTACTAGGCCTAATTGCCTTGCCATTAAATACCTATCGCTTTTCTATTATTACCTTTGAGCACGATGCACTTGTTGAGTTTAAAAATATATCAATGCGTGACACACAACGAGAAATTTTGCACTCTTTGGGCTATTCTTTGGTTAGAAGATACTATCACGAAGACTGGTGGGTAGACCCAAATGTGATACCATATGAAGTATATAAGAACTATTTTAGAGTGGAGGCTTTATGAAACTAGATCCTGTATTTCCAGATTCACAAAATTTTAAGTGTGAAGAGTTATACCTACTTACTGTAGGAACAGAGGCAGGAAAAGAAATCTGGCATTCATGTCATGAGATTGCACATATGTTAATAAAGAAGAATATTGCATACGGCAATTCAGCCCTTGAACCTGTTCGTATATTTTCAAAGGCGGGACCAAGAGAGCAATTGCATGTTCGTATTGATGATAAATTAAATAGACTTATGAAAGGAACTGATTATCCAGGAGACAATGATATCGACGATTTAATTGGGTATTTAGTTTTACTTAAGATAGCAAAGAATAAAGATTTAGGTGTGCAGGAGGATTATCAACTTGTCAACTGAAGAAGATTTAGTCAAGCACCTTGATGAGATAAATGTTGTTGTCAGCGAATATCTTAAGGGTAATGATGCAACAAAAATTTCTAAAGATTTATCTATTCCTAGAAATCGTGTTGTACAGCATATTAATGAATGGAAGGTCATGGCTTCTGCCAACGACGCTATCCGTGCACGTGCCAAAGAAGCACTTGCTGTTGCAGACACTCACTATAATAAATTAATTTCAAAATCATATGAAGTTATCGATGAGGCTTCTTTAACAAATAACCTAGGTGCAAAAACTCAAGCCATTAAGTTGGTTATGGATATTGAGTCTAAAAGAATTGATATGCTTCAAAAAGCAGGCTTGTTAGAAAATAAAGAACTTGCTGAAGAGATGATTCAGATTGAAAAGAAACAGGAAGTTCTTATGGCTATTCTTCGTGATATTGCATCAGAGTATCCTGAAATTAGAGATGAGATTATGAGGCGACTGTCTGAAATCTCAAAAAGAGATGAAGTGATAACAATTGTCCACGATGTTTGATGATTTTCTTGAGGCATTAAAAGATAATCATTTTGAAGAAACACCTGTAGATGCTAAAACATTTGTTGAATCTCCAGACTATTTAGGACAGCCAGGACTTTCTACAATTCAATATGACATTGTAGAGGCTATGAGTCAGATTTATCGCAAAGAAGATCTTCAACAGATTATGGGTGAAGAAGAAGGAGCAAGATATTTTGAGAAATATACGAAAAATGAAATTATCCTCCAACTTGGCAAAGGTAGTGGAAAAGATTTTACTTCTACTGTTGCTTGTGCTTACATTGTGTATAAGTTATTATGCCTTAAGGACCCAGCAAGATATTTCGGTAAACCCAGTGGGGATGCCATAGACCTTATTAACGTTGCTATTAACGCTCAACAGGCTAAGAATGTTTTCTTTAAAGGATTCAAAACTAAAATTGAAAAGTCTCCATGGTTTGCTGGAAAGTATGAAGCAAAGGTAGACTCAATTGGTTTTGACAAATCAATTACAGTTTATTCTGGTCACTCTGAAAGAGAATCTCATGAGGGCTTGAATCTTTTGCTTGCAGTTCTTGATGAGATCTCTGGCTTTGCATCAGAGGTAGCAACAGGTAATGAGCAAGGAAAGACTGCTGACAATATCTATAAAGCCTTTCGTGGTTCTGTAGATTCTCGTTTCCCTGATCTTGGCAAGGTAGTTCTCCTTTCTTTCCCACGTTATAACGGCGATTTTATTTCTGAACGGTATGATGCGGTAGTTGCTGAAAAAGAAGTAGTAAATAAAACACATAGATTTATAATTAATCCACTATTACCAGAAGATGATAAAGATAATTGGTTTGATATTTCTTGGGATGAAGATCACATTAAGTCTTATAAGTACCCTGGAGTTTTTGCAATTAAAAGACCAACATGGGAGGTCAACCCAACAAGAAAAATTGACGATTTTAAGATTGCTTTCATGAACGACCTTGGTGATTCCATGATGCGTTTTGCTTGTGTTCCAACATATGCTTCAGATGCTTTTTTTAAGCAGGCAGATAAAGTAAGAGCATGTATGACTATAAGAAACCCTATAGATAATTTTAGAAGATTTGAAGAAAACTTTGTTCCTGATCCAGAAAAAATATATTTTGTTCACGCTGACCTTGCACAAAAGCATGATAAGTGTGCGGTAGCAATTGCTCACGTAGACAAATGGGTTAACGTTCAAGTTATTAAAGACTATGAGCAGATATCCCCTATTGTTGTAGTTGACGCAGTAGTCTGGTGGGAACCAAAAGTTGAGGGTCCAGTTAATCTTTCAGAAGTAAAGCAATGGATTCAAAATCTTAGAAGGCTGGGATTTAATATAGGATTAGTAACATTTGACCGTTGGCAATCATTTGATATTCAGAATGAATTGCAGGCTGTGGGAATGAGAACAGATACCGTATCAGTAGCAAAAAAACATTATGAGGATATGGCTATGTTGGTTTATGAAGAAAGATTAATTATGCCAGCAATCGAACTTTTGTTTGAAGAGTTGACAGAACTTAAGATTATGAAAAATGATAGGGTAGACCATCCACGTAAAAAATCTAAAGACTTAGCAGACGCTGTGTGTGGTTCTATTTTTGGAGCCATCTCACATACTCCTAAAAATCAAAACCTTGAAGTGGAAGTTCATACTTTTAGGGATAGACCTAAGCAAATTGACACATTACCTGCTAATGTGATACAATATAAACCTAGCCAAATAGAAGAAATAAATGACTTCTTGGATAGAATAAAAACAATATAAATAATGAATACGAGGAGAATAATGAATTCATTTAAGAAAATCGCTCTAGCCGTGGTTGCAGCCATGACTACCGCAACAATCGTGGCTTCGCCTGCAAGCGCAGCCGTAATGACAGTCGCTGTATCTCTTGATGGAACTGCCAATACAACAGCATCCGCAATTGCTACACCTGCTTCATTGCCAGTCCCAGCAGACAACACAATTGATGCTGCTGATGCACTAAAGTTTGTTGCAACAGTTGATACAGGAACAAACGTTTCAGTTTCAGCAACAAATGCAACAATTGTTTCTGCATTGCACACATCTGCTGCACCAGTATCTGCATCTTCAGGATCATCATCTTTGACAATTGCAACTGGAACAGGAACAACCGCAACATTTTATGTCTACACAAAGACAACAGCAATTGGAACAGTTGCTATCACAAATGGCGGAACAACACTTACATATTACGTACAGGGAACTGCAGGTAAGATTAATACAATCTCACTCTCTGCTGCTGATGCTGGAACAACTTCAAGCGTTGTAACTGCAACAGTAACTGCAACAGACGTATTTGGTAACAAGGTATCAGGAAAGGGTCTAACAGCACTCGTTGTTGGTGGAACTCTTGATACAACTACTGCTACAACTGGTGCAACACTAACCAATTTTGGTCAGGCAGATTTTAAGGTCACACTTCCAGCAACAGGTTCTTCAACCCTTGTTGTATCTGTTACTAACTCATCTGATGTTGCAACTGCAGTAGCAGGATTTAATACAGTAACTTCAAGTGTAGTTAAGACAATCACAGTTCGTGATCTATTGTCTGAACTTGCAGCACAGAAGGCTATTGCAGATGCAGCAGTTGCTGCTAAGGCTGTAGCAGATGCTGCTCTAACAACTGCAAATGCTAAGGCTGCTGCAGATCTTGCTGCTGCTAAGGTTGCTGCAGATGCTGATAAGGCTGCTGCTGTAAAGGTAGAAACTGACAAGGCTGCTGCTGCTGCTAAGGTTGCTGCAGATGCTCTTGCTGCTAAGGATGCAGAGATTGTAAAGTTAAAGGCAGATAATGCTGCTGCACTTGCTGCAATCAAGAAGGCATTCAATGCTCTTGCAACTAAGTGGAATAAGGCTAATCCAAAGTCTAAAGTTACATTAGTTAAGTAATTAATCAAGCAATTAGGGGAGTGGGGAAACCTGCTCCCCCTTTTGTATGGTAAAATGATATTATGATAAATTATGACTTAAAAAATTTTTTATATATTGTTAGAGACTCTAACAAAAATTTTAAACCATATATTTTTAAAAATTTTATAAATGAAGAGCACTTGCCTTCGTGGGTTGACTTTTTAAATTGTATTTATCAAGAGTGGCAAGAACCTACTGATGAAGAGTTAGCCAAGGAAGTTGCTAAAAATAAGGAAATGCTACATGGATCAGTTATTGTTGGTGCTGATCTATATATAAATGCACTTGGAAGTACATCTAATAAACATAAAAAGTTTGAAAAATATTTTCCTATAATTTTTAATATGATTCAAACTATTAATTTAGAGACAAATCTTAATATTGGTTTATCTGGACCTAAGATGTGCATAGGGCCATATCAAAATTTAAGTCATAAGGATGATTGGGGAGCCTTTTCGTTACAATGCCAAGGCCAAACAACGTGGATATTTTCAGATACATCATTAATGGAATCAGTACCCGCAACATTTAAAGAGGTTATTCAAATGAATCCAGGTGATTTTGTATTTTTCCCTCAAGGAATGTATCATCAAATAGAGGTAACTGCTCCACGAGCCTCAATTCAATTTAATACAAACTTTGTTTAATAAAATGATATAATCCCTTTATCGCATAAGGAGAGAGGGGAAATTAATAAAAACTTCTTCAGACTATTACTAACAACATTCCTTGCTTTTGGCTGGCTATTACCAGGTACATCAGAGGCAATGGTAGACCCATTGGTTAAAGCATATGAGGATATCCAACAATTAAATATAGATGTTAATAAACTAAATAATAAAGCATCAACCCAAGCATTTATAGATATTGCAGAAGAAAAGTATGATCTGGCTATAGAAGCAAAAGATAACAAAGACAGTGCGTCAGCAGACTATGACAATGCAGTTAATGCAGAAGCCACAGCAATACAAAATTTAAATCTTGCTCAATCTACAGTAGATGGTCAAACAGCAACAGTTGCTACTGCATTAATAAATAAAAATAATGCACAAGATGCCTTAGATGTAGCAAATATAAATTTATCAAATACCCCAGTCCCATCTAATGGCGGTCAAGGAGTAGCATTTCAAATATATCCACTTGCTAGAACATGGACTGGCACAGCAATTCTTCCACCTAATCCTGGCTTGATATGCCAAGGAGCAATATCTACATTTTATACTTATGCTGGAGACTGGGCAATATGCGGTGCTTCACAAAATATGATAGGTATATTTACAGCCACCCTGACAGTTCCTAATGATATTAATGATGTCTACTTTGCAGCATATACAGATGACGGATCTAGAATATATGTGGATGGAGTTTTAGAAGCATCTCAATGGCAAGAACAAGGTAGCACATGGGGCCCATATACAAGACACTTTAATACAACAACAGATAAAACTCTTCAACTAGAAGTATGGTGGTATAACGGAGGTGGCCCAGGTGTAATGCATCTTGGATGGGGTCATAGTGGAATTTGGTCTGGCATACCTTCACAATTTTTATCATATGGACAAGGATCTTCACAAGAAGTGATTAACGCATATAATGCAGCAGTTACTGCACAACAAACAGCACAGGCAACATATGATGATAAGTTATCCGTATATAATTCTGCTGTATCGGCATTAGAAACCTCACAACAAAACCTAACAACTGCTCAACAAAACCTCACAACGGCACAGCAAAACCTAACAACTGCTGCTGCTAATAAAGAGGATACTGAAGCAGATTATGATCAAGCAATTTTAGTTTTACAAGATGCTATTGTTGATGCACAAGAAGAGTATGCTAAACAATGGCAGTTTGAAGAGGATCAAAGAGTTGCTGCTGCTATTGCTACCGCTTTGGCAAACCAGCCACAACCAACTCCAGAACCAACGGTTATGCCAAGCCCAACACCGACCATTGAACCTACTGTTGAGCCAACTCCTGAGCAAACAAAACCAGTCGATCCCACTCCAACTCCAACTCCTGAAATAACTGAGGAACCAAAGCCAAGTCCAAGCCCTGAGCCAACGCCCACTGTTGAGCCTTCACCAGAGCCTTCACCTCAGCCAACGGATATAGGTCCAACCCCAACTCCTGAACCTGAGCCAACTCCATCTGAACCTTCTGTAGAACCAACATCAGATAATACTAACATAGAAGAATTAATTCCAGAACAGGGGCAGGGTACATCAGAAGATCTTTCACGAGTAATAGCAAACCTTACAAGCAAAGATAATAAAGTAATTAAATTAAGCCCAGAACAAATGGCTGCAGTTGGACAAACCCTATCTGCTTTATCTACATCAGCAAAAGTAGAGGTAGCGTCAGAGTTTGGTGTAAAAACAGATGATATTAATATTTTAGCACAAGCAGCACAATCTAATCCTGCAGTGGCTGCTGCTATTGTTTCCTTTAATGAAAAGGCTGCTGAAAATCTTGATGCCCCTATGCCTTATACAATTGCAGATGCTATTACTGAGGCTGCTGCAGAATTATTTTTATCAGATCCCCTCGCAGTTTTTTCAGGGATTGATTTAGAAAAATTATCTGACCCATCTCAATGGGGTAAAGATATGACAGACGATCAGAGAGAAAAGGTACAAGAAGTAGTTATCCCAGTTATTATTGTATCTAATATCGTAGCCTCTGTGGGATCTGTAATAAGGAGGATATAATACGAACATGGATAAACTTAAAACTATTTTATCTAAAGTTAAAATGCCAAAGGTATCGATGCCAAAAATATCAATACCTAAGCCTAAAATAAACCTTGATAAAATCAAGCCATATTTAGCAAAGGCTATGCCAGTCGTAGGTAAGGTCATAAAAGCCTCTATAAAGGGCTTAAAGGGCTTTATGAAGTGGTTTGGAAAGGCAGTCAAGGAAAGTATTGCACAGGTATGGACCCTGCTTGGATTCTTTATTGCATGGCTTACTCTAACTGGTACTGCCCAACAGATTGTAGGTTTAGCAACAATTGGAGCAACAATTTTGTGGCTTATAACAATACCGTTAAGAGAAGAAAAGGAGTAAAAATGAAAGATAAAGTTATTTTTACATTGTCAGTAATGGTAGGGCTTGCTATTATTACCGCTATTGTTGGCGATTATGTTACTGCTGCCCTTGAAACCCAAAAGACAGGTGAGCCAGTAGAAGTGTCTGCTGAGGTTATGACACTTGTTCAAACTGCGCTTGGTGGTCTTATTGGTATTATTGGTGGTTATTTTGGTGCTAAAGGCTCTAAAAAAGATGATGAATAAATTGGTATAATGCTGTTATGAAAATGCGTCGTACTGCTTTATCGTGTATACTTGTATTAAGTCTTGCTGGCTGCGGGTATCAAGGTGGATATCGCTATCCTTGTCAAGACCCAGCAAATTGGGATGCAAAGGAGTGCAATCCTCCAATATGCGAACCATCTGGAACCTGTTCAAGAGATCTAGTAGGTAAGACAGTATGGGAAGAATATCAGAACGGAAAAAATAATGGCTAAACAAAGATTAACACCAGCAGAACTAGATGCTAGATTAAAGTTTATATTAGGCTGCACATTAGGTGGAATTTTATTATTTACAGCACTAGGAATTTTATATGGTTTGTTATTTGTAACACAACCAGTAGGTGCACAATCAGAGAACGACAAAATGTTCTTTAACGTACTTGGTTCTGTAGCAACATTTATTACAGGAACATTAGCAGGTTTGTTAATTGGACAATCTGGTGCTAAAGATATTATGGCAGCACAACTATCTAATAAAGAGATGGATGCTAAGAATACACAAGCAGATAAAAAACTTGAATCAGAACTAGCAATCAATGAACTGAAGGCTGATGTAGAAGCAGATGCAGTAAGAGCACGGTTGGAAGCAAAACCAGACGGCGCTGTACCAGCAGAACAGCCAGTAGATTTAGATTGGGATAAGGATTAATTATGGCACAAGATGATTTTCCAGTACCAGCAGAAACAGCAAAGGCACCTGCAGGAACAGCAGCACGTTTAATTCAGGTTGCTAAATCTCAAGTAGGATATATTGAAGGTCCTAAAGATAATGAGACAAAGTATGGCGCATACACAAAGGCTAACTTTCAACCTTGGTGCGGTTCATTTGTAAACTGGTGTGCCAATGAAGCAGGAGTAAAAGTTCCAAATACCGTCTATACTCCAGGTGGTGCAGCAGCATTTAAGAAAGCAAACTCATGGATTGATGGAGATCTTGCAGATCCAGAACCAGGAGATATATGTTACTTTGATTTCCCATCAGATGGTGTCGATAGAATTTCTCACGTAGGAATTGTTATTGAAGATAACGAAGACGGTACTGTTTGGACTATTGAAGGAAATACTACTGGAGATGGTAAAAAGGGAAGCCAAAGAAACGGTGGAGAATGTTGCAAAAAACTCCGTGCCTACAAGAAAAATAAAGCAGGAGTAATGGTTTCAATTGTAGGGTTTGGTAGACCTAAGTTTAAGACATCTACTGCAAAACCAACAGAGCCAGCAAAGGCTGCAGCACCTGCAACAAAGTCTGCTAAGAAACCTAAAACTTGCCCAGCATGTAAACAAGAAATTTTATAGATAGGATATTTATGGAAGTTCATAAACTAGAAAATCAAATAGTTTATTTTACACAAGCAATTGAAAATCCTCAAGCATTACTAGATGCATTGTATATTGCTCAAAATGATGAATCTGTTCACGATGTCATTACTCCATGGGTAGATTGGATTTCTGGAGACGGAGATCATGTCTATGGCAAAAGACGATTTGTTAAGGGTAGTAGCAATCCATTAAGGCCAGGGAATAGCGAATATATTATTGAAACTATTTCTGATGCTATGAAAAAAACTGCTACAGAGTATGCAAAGATTTTAGGCATTTCAGATGCTCATGTAGATTTTGGCAAAGATTTTGTAATTAATGAATATGCTACCCATGAAGACATGGGCCCACACGTAGACTGGAATGAACAAAATCCAGATTTAGAATATTCTTTTGTTGTTTATTTAAATGATAATTACGTTGGTGGAGAAATATATTGGGAAAATCAAGGGGTTCAAATTAAACCAGAAGCAGGTAGCATTGTATTATTCCCATCTAAAGTGCCATATTTTCACGGTGTCACATCAGTAACAGAAGGAAATAAAATCTTTATACCACATTATTGGAAAAATCTTGCCAAATAGAGTTGACAGATTTTTTATTGAATGCTATACTAATTAACAAAGACAGAAAGGTGTGCAATGACTTGTATTGCTGTTGTTCGTGATACCTCAACCGATAAAATTTGGATGGCTGGAGATCGTGGCGCTTCGGACGATGGTACTATCTTGGCACTTGATGCACCAAAAGTTTGGAAAATTGGTCCATACCTTATTGGATATGCAGGTGCTATGGATGGAGAAAGAATACGTTATAACTTTAAGCCAACAGCCCCAAATATTAAAGATACAGATAAGTTTATGCAAACTAAATTTGTTAAAGAACTAAGAGAATTTTATAATGAGTTCTGGGTAGACACATCTAAAGATGGAGATCTTGGTTTGATCATTGCTGTTCGTGGAGAAATCTATGAGCATAGTTCTGCTGATATGTCTTTATCTAAATATACACTACCGTATCTTGCAATGGGGTCAGGAGCAGAGTATGCTTATGGCGCTTTGTATGCAACTGATAAACAAAAAAATGCAAGAAATCGTGTGCATTCTGCTGTAAGTGCAGCAATTAAATTTAGCCCGTCCTGCATGGGACCAATTGACATTGTAAGTATTTAAGGGTATACTAAAGATATGAATCATATGGGTATGGAAGACTTGTCTTCAGAGGAGCAAGAGTTTGGTATTTGGTTGCAAAACGGCATCGAAAGAGGCTGGGTTAGCGATCCTTATTGTCACACACATGACGGTGGCTATGAGTATATGAGTGAAGAAGAAATAGAAGAATGGGAAGCAGGAGGCGACCCATGCGAACACGTTGTAAGAATATTCATCTAACAAAAAGGAAAAAAATGAAAAAACTACTAATAACACTACTATCAATTACAACTATTTTTGCACCACTTCAGGTTGCACAAGCAGCAGATGAGCCAGTCATTGCTATTATTGACACAGCAATTGATTCAAAGAAGGTTACTTCTGTAATCTATGAAGCATGCTTTACGCAGAATAGATCTTGTCCAAATAAAACAAATTTTATGGAAGGTTTAGGATCAGCAAATTCACATCTTTGGCCAACATCTATGCTTAATGGAACCTACCATGGACATCAGATGGTTAGTGCAGCACTAAAGACTAATCCAAATATGAAGATTCTATTTGTACGAATTGCTGATATCAGTGCACAGGGTAACTCTCTTAATACTCCACAGGCCTTATCTCAGGCAATTGATTGGGTATCAAAAAATGCTTCACGTTTTAGTGTAGATGCAGTTTCTATTAGTCAGTCAGGCATCTCCACTGGTAATTTGCAATCATGCACAACAAATACTGTTGTTATTGATGCAGTAAAGTCACTAAATGATCAAAATATTCCTTCATTTATTGCAACTGGAAATGACGGCAAAAAGGATTTAGTTGGATTTCCATCTTGTATTAATGGGGCTATTGGAGTTGGAGCAGCAACACCTAATGGAATCATTGCACCATTAACTAATAGTGGTCCAGGACTAGACATATTGTCAGTTGCAAGCATAGATGTTGTTCGATACAATGGTACAACAGCCACAATTACTGGAACGTCTGTATCAACTGTTGTTGCAGCATCTTTATATATTAAGAATAAAACAAC